AAAGTGTCTTGGCAAAGCCGGGCTGGTACATCGACACGAGCCGTCTGCCGCAGACCTACACCGAGTACATGAACCTCATGAACGAGAAGCGGGAAGAATTCAACCAACTGCCGCTCTCCATCCGTCAGGCATTCGGCATGAACTTTGAAAACTGGATAGCAACGGCGGGCGAACAGGAGTGGCTCGACAAAATGGGCATCAAAATTCAGCAGAATGCACAAACGGAAGCCTCAGCTGAGGCGGGGTCAACTGTGGAGAAAGGAGAAAATAAAGAATGAACCGCAATGCTGAACAACACTATTCTCAGGTGCCTCATGCAAATGTTCCGCGAGCAAGATTCAAGCGAGATTATTCTCTGCTGACCACGATGAACGAAGGCGATCTCGTCCCGATCTACTGTGATGAGGTATTGCCGGCGGACACGGCAAAGATCGATCTCAATGCTCTGATGCGCATGAGCACCCCGCTGTTTCCTGTTATGGATAACTGTTACTGTGATTTCTACTTCTTCTTCATTCCGTCGCGCCTGCTCTGGGAGCACTTCGAAAACCTCATGGGACAGAACGACTCTACCTTCTGGGCGGAGCCTGTGGAGTACACGACTCCTAAGACAACTGCGCCGGAAGGCGGCTGGAACGTGGGAACGCTGGCTGATTACTTCGGCATTCCGACCGGAGTAGCAAACCTTCAGGTGAACTCGCTGCCGTTCAGAGCCTACGCGAAAGTGTGGAACGAATGGTTTAGGGACGAGAACCTGCAACAGCCGGTCACGATGAGCAAGACGGACGCAACGACCGCAGGCAGCAACACCGGCACCAAACTCACGGACGCCGAAGCAGGCGGTCTACCGCTCAAAGTGTGCAAGTACAAGGATTACTTCACCAGCTGCCTGCCGAGCCCGCAGAAAGGCGAAGCCGTAACACTGCCGATGACCGGCAACGCACCTATCAGAGCATACGACGGCAAAACCGTCAGCGAAGAAGCAGTATACTTCAAAAATTACACCATTCTCGACGAAAGCAAAACGACCACAGGCGAAAACTCGGGTGACACATGGCATATTTACGGGTCCAACAGGGAAGGGAACAATGGAGTAGACCAAAAGCTATACACAGACCTCAGCAACGTAACAGCCGCAACCATCAACGAGTTACGCCAGGCCATCGCAGTGCAGCACATCCTCGAGCGTGACGCAAGAACCGGCACCCGGTACAAAGAGTACCTTCAGGGAGCTTGGGGGGTGACGAGTCCGGATGCACGTCTCGACAGATCGGAATACATAGGCGGCTACAGACTGCCTATCAACATCAATCAGGTCATCCAGACGTCGGCGACCGACGCGACAAGCCCGCAGGGCAACACGGCGGCATTTTCCATGACGACCATGTCCCGGAACATGGCCACCTACTCGGCAACGGAGCACGGCTTTATCCTCGGTCTGGCAGCGGTCAGAGTTGATCACAGCTATCAGCAGGGACTGCCTCGTATGTGGACGCGCAGCACGCGCTTTAGCTACTATGATCCGATGCTGGCAAACCTCGGGGAACAGGCGGTTCTTAACCAAGAAATCTATGCACAGGGCAACGCACAGGACGAAGAAGTCTTTGGCTATCAGGAAGCCTGGGCCGATTACAGATACCGTATCAACATGATCACCGGAGAAATGCGCAGCACCTACTCTAAGACTCTGGACGCATGGCACTACGCAGACAAATACGATAAATTGCCCAAACTGTCCAGCGACTGGATCAAAGAAGGTACGGAGAACATTGACCGGACGATCGCAGTGCAGAGCGAAAAGAGCCGTCAATTTATCTGCAACTTTTATTTTGACCAAACCTGGACGCGAGCAATGCCGATCTACAGCCTGCCGGGCCTTGATACGATCTAAGGGGGTGCAGCAATGTCACTCACCTTAATGGGTCTGATCAAAGGCGGTCTCACTCTGGCGAGCACGTTATCCAGCATCTACAGCAGCATCAAAGGAAGCACTTCGAGCGCACGACAGCAAGGCACAATGCAAAACACTGTCCAGAGCGGCACGACAATGGGGACAACCGCACAAGATACTACAAGCACAGGCGGCAGCACTCAGACCGGCAACACCGGAGCACTGGGAAATCTATTGTCAACAGCACTCGGCACACCGACCGGGAACAACGCCGGAGCAGCCGCAAACTTCAACGCCGGACAGGTGCAGACAGCCAACAATCTGCAAAACGGTATGTGGAGCCTGGGCAACGTCATAAACCTCGGCAGTATGCTGGCATCCAACGCGATGAGTGCAGCAAGCCAAAGCAGCGCAATGCGGTACAACTCCAAAGAGGCCAAAGCTCAAAGAGACTGGCAAGAACGTATGAGCAGCACCAGCTATCAGAGAGGGGTTAAAGACCTCGAAGCAGCGGGGCTTAACCCGGTACTGGCAGCATACAACGGCTTTGGAGCACAGACACCGTCAGGCGGGTACGGAAGCCTTGGCGGGGGGCAGACCTTCGGTCATACTCAAGCTATGGCAATACCGACAGCAAAAAACGCGACCATGCAAGCCATGTACGACTATGGAAACAACACAGCCCAAATCGTAGAAAACTTCCAAGCTGCCATCAACAGCGCAAAACAATCGTCGGACTACTGGACAGCCGAACACCTTGAGCAGATGCAGCAGCAGACCGTAAGCAGCAGCGCTCAGACCGTGGGCCAGCTGGCAGAAGCGGGCAGAAGCAGCAGCGCTCAGACCTCGGCCACCAGAGAAGAAACCGACAGCAAACAGGTCAACGTAGGCGGCGAGCTGTCCGGTGAGTGGACGAACAAAAAAGACCGCAGAAGATAGTTGACAAACACAGAAAAGAGGTGTATATTATGAGTGTACCAATCACACACTTGAGTTAGGAGTAAAATTATGAAGAGCCAAGTTGTAAAGAGATTTAACGTCAATCTGACCATCAAAGAAGAAAGAGCACTGAAGCTGCTGGAAGAAGAGTACATAAACAGAGGCTTAGGCGGGAACCGAAGCGACATCATCAGAGACGCAATCATTGAGTATTGCAGAAAATGTACCGGAAACGACCTAAACAGAGGAACGATGTGACCGGGGAGACCCGGCCACATCTGCAACATTTATCCATAGGTTTTTTTGAGAAAGTGCTAAATTTTGTGTCAGTGGGCCCCTATAACATCAAGAGGGTTATAGGGGCCCACTGAGGAAAGGCGCAGCGAAACTATATGTCATGTACGAGACCGCTCATCAGAATACCGACAAGCGACGGTGATTACCGCGTAGTAAGCCTAAAAGGATACTTGAGTCACAGCGGGAAAAACCTCGAAATGGTCGCAGACAAAGAGCGTCAGGATCTGAACGAGAAAAAGATCAAAGAGCTGCTGAAAGCTCAAAAAGCGCAGCTGCTACCGTGCGGACGATGTCCGGGGTGCAAAATGGCAGCTGCGTCCAGCTGGGCAAACAGAATGGAGCTAGAGCTGCCATACCATCAAAACGCATGGTTCATCACGTTTACATACGATGACGATAATGTGCCATACCGGATGACATGGGACGAAGGGACCGGCGAAGTACTAGTAGAAAATTACAGTCTACGGTATGAGGATATGCAAAAGTTCTGGAAACGCCTGAGAAGATACATGGAGTACCACAAGATAAACAACGGAAAACTGATGTACTTCCAATGTGGAGAATACGGCGGAAAAACACACAGACCACATTATCATGCAATAGTTTACGATATACCGTTCAAAAAAGATGAACTAAAGATCTACAAAAAGAAAAACGGCGCTGTATACTACAACGTCGATTGGTTTACGGACCTATGGGGTATGGGTCATGTGGTCATCGCAGCAGCAGAGTGGAAAGCGATGGCATACACAGCAAGATACACCACAAAGAAGGTTTATGGAAAGGAAGGAAAAGAATTTTACAAAGAGCTGGGAATCTTACCTGAAAAGTGTAACATGAGCACAAGACCAGCGATCGGAGCAAAATACTTTGAAGAACATAGCGCAGAAATCTATGAAAAAGACAAAATCCAGCTGAAGAACGGAAAAGTTTGTAAACCGCCGAGATATTTTGATAAGCTATACGATGCACAGTGTCTTAAAAAACCACTCTCAGACAAAGAAGTAGAAGACATTGAGCTAGTAATAGAAAAAGCCGAGTCCGATGAGCTCAAAGCGATAAAGAGAAAACGTCGTAAGTTAGCAAATGACGCACTCTTCGCCAAGCTCAAGCAGAACAACGGCTTAACCATGCAAGAGTATTATAGCAAGGAAGAACAGAAAATGCAAGACAGGTTCAGAAAGCTGATCCGGGAAGAAATCTAAAGAACGGCTGAATAAGGGAATGCAGACGGCGTGGCTACGAAAGGCCACGCCGTCTTCTTCGTACGGCGCGGGGCGGCCGCGCCTAGCAGACGGCCTTAAACTCAAAAAGTGCTTGACAAGTGTATGTTTTAGGTGTATAATAGAGGTGTAGAAAGGAGCTGAAAACAATGACAAATAAACAATATTTCAAGCTGGAAAAACTGAAGCATAAATACAACCAAAAATTAAGAGAAGCACAGGAAGCAAACGATGAAATAGAATCGACATACTTTTCCGGAATTGTAAACGGAATACAGGTAGCAGCGAGAGAACTTCTGGAAGAAGAGGAGTAAAACCATGAAGATGACAATTTACGAAAAAGAAGACCTCATCGGACAGCTGAGATATTGCAGAACCTGGGCAAAGCAATGCACCGAAAAAAGACACACAAAAAGCTGGGCAAGAAGAATCAACAAACTAGAAAAAGAAATCGCAAACGCCGAAATCATAGAAAACTGGGTAACAGAGTGGATAGAAAACGACCCGATAGGATACATACTCAGAAATTATTAAACCAAAAAACGTGAGGTTGACGAAATTCAGCCTTGCGTTTTTTTTTGTCTTGGTAAAATTGACATAGAGAGCCAGAGGGAAAAAAGAAAGGAAGGAAGCTGCCTCCACTCTGGTGATCTGTGCTACTTCTATTTATACAAATATGGAAAAGAAAGGAGGTGATGCCATGATCACTTTGAAAGACGTGAAGGGAATCTTTAATCAGCTGCGCAAAATTTTGGCCATGCTGGATAAGATTTACCACGCAATGGGACTCGATAAGGAGGAGTAATATGGCTCACAGAATGCCGGTCAACCCGAAAAAGGACAAGCGGGTGTTTACCAACACCGCAAAGAAAACCAAGAAAATCAACGTCAATCCGAAGCCGTCGCGTGGCGGCATCCGGCTGTAAAGGAGAAAAATCATGGAATTTCAGGTTTACGCAATCAAAGACGAGCTTGCCGGAACCTTCGGCAATCTGATGGTGATCAACGAAAAAGTCGCCGATCGGACGATGAAGTGGATGGCTCAGGAGATGGAGAAGGCCGACTGCGAGGATAAGCGGGTCTATCTGCTGGGCAGCTATGACAACGAAACCGGCCTGATCAGGCCAGAGCAGCTGCCGCGTCTGAGCTACAACCTCGAGCTGATGAAGAAGGAGCAGACGAATGGGAATCAGAATCTTTAAACCCTACGAGGACGAAAAACCGGCTGCACTGCCGAACGACCCGGGAAACCGGTTTGAGCCGGAGTACAAAGAGCGCTATGATGACCGCGGACAGCCGTACCTCGAAAAGGTCGGCGAGGTGGACACATACGAAAAAATCCAGAGCTACAAGGACGAATGCGACGTCATGGCTATCCTGAGCCGGTATGCTGCCGGAGACAAAAGTG